CAAGATTTATTAATGTCTATATCTTGATTGTCAATAATTCCATCAAAATATTCATATTTATCAGCATCTATTTCACTTGCATGAGTGCTTTCATATAGAGATCTAGTTAGTCTAATAACTTTTCCACCATGCCTTTGGACTGCTTTAATTTCATTTATAAAACGACAGTCTCCAATAACAGCAATCTCTGGACTGTCTTCCTCTATCCTTTTGAAGCAGTTTTCTAGCCATATTGGTTCATACATTTTACGCATAATGTCAGTGCCAAAGAATTGCATGAATTCACGAGCAGTCATTGGGCCAATAGTTTTTTCCATTCCAGGCATATTTTCCCATCTGAGATGCTCTTGTATCTGATTTTTTTGTTCATCGGTTCCATAAACACATTCTGGAGGAATATTGAATAGCATAACACATATTTCCTTTAATGCGTCTGCAAAATTATAGCCACGAACTAAAGGCCAAATTCTTCTAGATGCATATTCAAAAAATTCGTTAGTCTTTTGCTGTAGATCCAATACTCCCATTTCTTCAAATTCTTTACCATTTTCGTCATTGAAGGTGCAATTTACAACAAGTTGACCTTCTGGAGAAATAAAAAATTTTTCTATAACGTCATGTCTTTTAAGTTCATGACCATGAAGATAATTAGACAATGTTGTTTTGCCCGATTGTTTTTTGCCGCAAAGTGCGATAATCTTTGTCATTAGTATTTTCCTTCAATTTGAGGCTTTATCATTTTATTGATCTCGTCAATGTTCATGTCGCCTATGTCATTCTTAGACAGTTTCAATATAAATATGTTGAACAAGTATTTTAGTCTTTCTATTATATCGCTTGTGCAGGCTTTTCCAGCATCGTCATTATCAGCGGCAATGACAATATTAGAAACGCCGGTTTTCTGAATCAGAAATTCTTGTGAATCACTTATTTTTGATCCAAACATTCCGACCGCATTTTTGATGCCAGCTTCCCATAGTCTGATCACATCGCCCTGTCCTTCCACTAGTATTATAGTCTGAGTTCGCTTAATGTGATCCATTGCTTTTCCATAATTATACAGATAATTTGACTTATTGAATCCCTTTTGGTTTATCCACTTTCTTGAATCGTCGCATATTGTTCTTCCTGTGCATCCTATCATAAATTGGTCATTTTCATCATATATAGGAAAAACTATACGTTTATGCATTTGACTTTTGGGGTTTAAGCAGAGTCCGACATCAAATTCATTTAGAACATCTTCTGAAAATCCACGGTCAATATAAAACTGTGCAGGAAATGTCAATCTATTTCTTACTGCTGCTCTTGTAATCCTAGATTCGTTTTTACTTCTTATTTTTTTCGATTCCATCCTTAGAAGCTTATCTATAGCGTCGTTTTTATATGTACTTACTAGTGATTCATCAACGATAACATCTCCACAAAAGTCATTGCAAAACTTTATGACTCGTGGAAATGCAATCTCTTGTTCGTACTTTTTCTCTAGCAGCATCCATACTAAAGACAATATGTCTTTTCCAGGCTTATCATCATGACAACCCTTTGTATTGCAAAACCATTTGCCATAATGTTCCTCATTGTACTCATCAATATTTATATTGAAGGCACTCATGTTATCGCCATCATGAACTGGACACTTACTCACAAGTAGATTGTTTGACTCATAGTAATCGTTTATGTCAAAGAATTCAAAAATATCAGAAATCTTCTTCATCAACTTCATTTTCAGAATCAGTGTCTTCTTGGTCTGCAAATCCTTCTTGGTCATTGTTTCCATTTCTCTTCATACTCCTAATAGTTCCAAGCTCTCTAATTCTAGCATACTGACCATCCATTTGCAAGCATATGTATCCCTCGTCATCAATGCCAGGACCGTGCCTGGAAACAACAGGTATGAGTTTTTTATTTCCAGATTGAATACCATCGGTTAATCTTTCTTCTTCTGTTTTGTCTTTAAAGATAGAGAAACTTGTACATAGCCAAACAAGTCTATCAGATCCACTGACAACATCTGTACTTTCTTTAGTTATACCATCACGATTAAGCTGAACGAATGAAAGACATGGACAGTCATTTTCAACGCAGAAATTATGTAATGCTGTAATCTGAAAACCAAGAACTTGAAATTCTGCGAGATTATTGTTGATGCTAGCAGAAGTCATAAGCTTGAGGTAATCATATATAATCAAGCAATCATTTAAATTTCCATCCTCATCAAAGCCAACTTTTTTAATAAGCCACCTTTTTGCTATAGATAGCGTCTCTTCAAACGGTCTTCCAGCAATGCTGATATAATCGTATGGAAGCTCTTTGATTAACTTAGCACCTTGTATGATCTTGTCTTTTTTGTCTGGATCATCAAAGAAATTACCAGATGCAATTTTATTAATCTCGGTTTCGCTCAAGTTAGCCAAAAGACGATTAAGATGATCTTCTTTACTCATTTCGGTATCAAGCATAAGAACTGGTATTTTATGAGTCTTTGCAACATAGAGAGCGATATTATCAGCTAGGCAGCTTTTGCCAGTTTTTGGACGAGCGGCAATAAGATCTACACATTTCCTCCTTAGACCTCCACCAATAGCATTGTCAAATGCGGTGAATCCAGTAGTAATACCAATAGACTTATTTTGGTTTTCTTCTAGATGAGCAATATAGTCATCAATATCTTCTCCAATTAACTGAGGAGACATCTCGTCTTCTTTAATGTAAGAAAGGCATATATCCTGTATTGGAGTTTCAGCAATAGATAGGATCTCATTAATTGTTTCATCGCCGGTTACTTCATTTAAGCCAACATATATTGTTCTTAGTTCTGATTGTACCTTCCTTGCAAATTCAAGTCTTTTAAGTTTTTTGGCATGTTCTGACACATTGTCAATATGTATCGGGGTGTTACATATTCCGTTTATATGTTTCAGAACTTCATTTTTTGCGACATATTCATCAAGCTTTAGACTTTTAGCTGAAGATAGAATATCTGTATAACTGATACTATCAATGTCTTGCAGAGCATGAACGGCACACTTATAAAGAACCTTGTTAATGTCAAGCGTGAAACTATTTTCATTTACGAACAATTCTACTTCAATTAAGCTTTCCTTGCCATGCTGAAATATTCCAGCAAGAACAGCACGTTCTGAGGCAACATTGCTCAGATTAGTTTCAATTTTTGACATACTAGCCTCTTCTACTTATGCACTTATCACATGTGTAATTGTCACGAACAAACATTGGGTGTACGCTGAAAGTCTTATTGCATTCTACACAATTGACATCTTTTGTCGAGTAGGATTTTCTTCTTCTTGAAGTTGGCTTAACATTGTCGTTAATTTTGTCATAACCGCTTTCTCTTCCAGCCTCTGCAATAGCATCTTGCATGTCTTCAAATTTGTTGGCTTTGCCTTCTGCTGATACTTTTCTTGAAGGTTTATTTTGTCCTGCTGAAAAGTTATTTGAATCAATACTTTCTTTTGGTTCTTTCTTTCTGACTTTAGGTGTAGATTTTCTACTCGGCTTTTTCTTTTCATTATTAGATGCCAAACCAAGTGCATTGACAATGCTAGACTCCAAGCTAGCCAATCGGTTTGTGATATTGCACAGTACATCAAATCCATCATCTACAGTTGGAGGATCAATTTTCTTTCCGGTCATCATTTCGTATACATCTGAAACTAAATCCCAATTGCATTCCTCTAATGCCTTTTCTAAAAGTTCTGCTATATTCATCTAAAGTTCCTCGCTTTTCCTAGATCCTGAAATAATGAAACTCTTTTTTTTGTGTCTTTGGCTGTTTCTAGCAGGATCTGCATACTAGCATACAGTCTTAATCGGCATTTTTCAATAGACTGTGCAAAAGAATTTTCGATGATTATTGATTTTTTTCTTACTTCTGCTGGTAAGAATTTATCGTATCTATCCCAATATTTTGCATACAGAAAATTCAATGCCTCAAGACACCAATTGTATTGAGCATAAATAAGATCGTGTTTTTTCTGAATCATGCCAGCATAATTCATTAATGTTATGGCATTTGAAAAACATTCATCACTTGATAGAGCAAGTATATCTTCATGTGACATATGCAATATTTCAGCATAAGTTTTGCTATCTTTGTATTCTACAATATTATTTTCAACACAGAATGACTCGACCCACTCTGTAAACTTATCTAAAACCTCTATTGACTCATCGCTTGTTGTATCAAATTCTTCCATTTGTATTTCTCATTAAAGGGTAAGACTGCTATCTTTATATCATTCATTTCGCACCACTCAATTTTATCTGCATCTCTTTTCTTAGCATTAATGAAGTCTATCTTATCTTTATGGAAAAACGAACAGTATTCATAATGCTGCCTACCATGTACTTCAATAACCAGCATAGAATCGGGTATAAAAAAATCTGCATATAACAAAGAAGATCTTCCAAGTTTTTTAGAACCTGGAAGAGTAACTTCTTCATATACAGAAAGGCCAGGAAATAGTTCCTCTATTAATTCTCTAGCTAGCACATGCAGGGATGACTTGTTTTTAAGAAATTTTCTTACCCTATTCTTAGCATAGTTGAATTTATGCTCTTTATCATCGAATCCAACAACTCTAAACATCTGCTAGCATTTCCTGTACTTTTCTTTTGACTGAACTGAATATATCTTTTCTTTCAACTAGAAAATCATATATCTTTGCCTGACCTTGGAATTTAGGTGCTTCTACAAAATCTTC